CGGGCTCCGGCTGTGTCGCCGATATCCCAGATCAAGTCAATCGGCGTCTTGGTTTTACCGAGCGCGTAGAGGGCTTTTGAGGCGGCTGTGTCGTTGTCGTACAAGCGCCATTCGCACTCGACCCGGCGCGTGCCGCCGATCGCAATGCGCGGATAGTCGGAGCCATGCGCGTAGACGAGCTCGATGCCGTTGTCGATCGAGATGGAGCCGGACTGGAATTCAGCGATTGTGTCGCCGTCAAACTGGATCGCGCCTTTGTAACCCGCGACCATATTGCCGTTGTAGGTCGGAGTCGGCTCGGTTGCCCATGTCGTACCGGTCAGTCCACCTTTGCCGACATCGCCGTCGGTCAGATCCGCCAGCTCTTCGGAGTCGAGCACCCACATGAGCGGACCGCCAAAGTTGGCGAGCGCGACGTTCTGGCCGAGCTCAGCGCGGAAGGTGCGAGCGACGCAACCGAGGCCAACCTGCTGGATCAACCCGCTATCGCGATAGCGCCAGATGTTGAAGCTCTTGACCGCATCCGAGAGGTTGTAGGTGTGACTGGTCGAGGCAACCGTAGTGCCAGCCTGACCAAACAGGCTCTGGTAAAACGCATCGGCATCCGGATCGCTTCCGGCTGCGCTGCCGGGGACCATCGACATGCTGACGGCGAAGCTTCCACCGCGCCGGCCGTTGGTGCCGGGTACGATGGAGCGCAAGCCATTCTTGTCGGGGCGATCGATGCGCTCAACCGTCGGAGTCAGTTGGACGCTGATGTGCCGGACAGCATTGCCGGCCGCAGCCGCAGCGGCGACGCCGAATGTCGTCTCGACGGGGCAGTAAATGCGCTCCTTGCGAGTGAAGCCGAATGCCATTTAGTTGTTCTCCTTGAGGTGCTGGCGGAACATCCGAGCGGCTTCACGCGCCGCCAAATACTTTGCCCGGAAGGTCTCGGGAGCTTTCATCTGCCGGACAGCGTTGCCCCACAGCTTCAGCTCTTGATCGGTGAAGCCAATGGCCTGAAACTCGTCATCGGGCAGGATCTCTGCGCCGCCGAGCGAGGCTGCTCGCACCATGTCGTCCGTCAGCTCGACGGCCTGGCCGAAGGTTTGGAGCCGCGTCCCGTCGCCCAGCTCCGAGTAAATTCCGACAAACCGAATAAGCATCTGTTCTCCTGTCTCGTCTCGTTAAACCGTCACGCTGAACGCCATGCGGGCGCGGATGCTGTGCAGCCAGCTCTCGCCCGCGAGAATCAACCGGTCACGCTGGGTGAGCAGCCGCCCGTTCCACGCAACGCCAGTCGAGTAGAAATAGTCCTCGTGATTGAGCGTCTTGATGAGCGCGGACTCGACTGCGTCTGCGTGCGACTCCATGTCGCGCATCGCCGCCGTGTTGCGGAAGCTCAAATGAATGTCGAGTGCGAGCGAGACCGGGCCGGAGAATGTGCTGGGGCGCTGTTCAATGTTATTGCTCGATCCGAGCGTATAGAGGAACATCAACGGGTAATCCGTGATGGATGTGTCCTCGAGTAAGGTTGGGTCAGCAGCCGCCTGCCAAAATTGCCGAGAGCTTGACGCAAACGACACCGGCCTGATCGTGACGTCGAACTCTTCGCAAGCTTCAGCAAGCCAGGGGTTGAAGCCCGACTCGTCGTCCGCCAGACGGTCGGCGACCGCCAGGCGAACCTTGCGCGAGACTGCGTACACGCTCACGCCCTACCCATCGAGGGGAGGTGGGGTATTGTCAAGCCTCGGAAGAGAGGCGATCAAGGGTCAACTCAAGCAACATCTCGTTTAGTTCTGCCTGCTCGGCTTCGCTCAACCCGAACCACTCACGCTGAGGGAGGTTGACTTTGCCGCCACGCCCGGTGCGAGCGCCTGAGTTATGCGCCGCGCCGATGATGGCCTGCTTCTGGTCGTAGATCCCGATGCGGAACTCCTTCGCGGGTTCGCTGCCGGATGGCGGGAACGCACCTTGCTCGAGCTCGAGCCCGCCGATCTGTACCTTGACCGCTTGGAGCATTCGCGCGTTGCGGCCCATCAGATCGACATTCGACCGGCCTAAGCCGGAGCGCTTGTAATCTTCATAGCTCGCATACTTACGGCCATCGACGCGGACCGGGCCGTGCTTTGAATAGGGTGCAAACGGCTTGCCGTTCACGTCGATCCCTTCTTTGGTGCGCTTGAGGATGATGGCGACGCCGCGGAGCGCGACCATCGCCACGTCGGACACTGTCGGAACCATGTCGCGCTTGAGCTTCAGAAGGTACTCGACCGGGTCGCGGCCGTCTTCGGTGTGGAGCCCGTCAGGCTGCACTGAACAACCTGCCTTCGATCGCGCGACGCTTAGACAACCCCAGCGAGACGGTCGTGACGCGCTTGCCGCCGATCTTTCTGCTGATCTTGTTGAACCAGCTCATCGCTTCAGGTACGCCCTTGTAGTCGCGATCATTGAGGCGCTTGAGAGCGGTCGATGCAAGGAACTGAGGCTCCCCGATGTTGTAGACGAACAGCACGAGCGCGTCGAACTGGCGCTGCGTCAGTGGCACCCTGGCGTGCTTCAGGACAACGTTCTCGAACTCTTCCACGTCCCGCCGGAGCATCTCTTCGGCTTGCGCGGGTGTGCAGGTCATGCCGAGCTTGATGCCGCGCGTGGTGCCGTGCCCGAGCGTCGCCACGCCGGCCTGGCAGAGATAGGCGAGCCCTGAATATCCTTCGAGCGCCTTCAGGATCTCGAGCGAGCCGTCAGATAGCTTTGTCGGTGTGTCCATGCAAGGTCTCCTTATCGCCGGACCGGCTTCAATGCCGGATCGATGTGCAGCTTGAATAGCCACTCGAGGTCGCGCGGCGTCAAGCGCTCTGCGAGAACGTCCTCGAGCCTCTGATTGCAGTAGCCGCAGTAGTCAATGCCTCGGCTGTCGCGGTAGGTTTGTCCGCCGTGGATGCAGGCTGTCATCATGCTGCTTTTGCGCCTCCATAGAGAACTGTCTTGGTGCCGCGCTTGTACCCTGCCAAGATCCACTGATGGCGACAGCGATATCCGCCATTTGTCCGCATCGCATTCGGCAACTGCCCGTTTTTCATGGCGTCGATCTGGGTTCGCGTGTAAGCTTTTCCGGCTTTCAGCAGGGCGCGGCAGAAGGGTCTGGTGAGCTTGTCCTCTGGGCCGGTGTACTCGAAGAGCAACTCGCGCCCGGATTCCTTCTCGATCGCCTGGTAGCCGCGATCGGTGACTGTGCGGTAGTACGTCGAGATAGCTGTCTCGGCGAGGGTCGAGGCTTTGGCCGCGGCGGTATCAAATGATACCGACAGCAGCTCGGCGAGCTCTTCGACGCCAACGGCTCCGATCTGCAGGAGCGCCCGTTGCCGGGCTTGCTTGGCGACGATCTCGACCGCATCGGTGATCTGATCGATCGAGTTGACCTGGACGGCTGCAATCTCGCGCGTGTCGCGAGCCGAGAGCCGCGGCAGCGGGAGAGGCTCAGGGAGCGCCGTGTTGAGCAGCTTCAACGTCTCTTCGAAGAATCCGATTTGTCCTGGAAATTGCCTGGTGAATGCGACCGTCGCTTTGTCGAGTCCGGCCGCCTTCAGCTCCTTGCGGTAAGTCTTCTCGATCCCACGCAGGATCTTCTGGTTTGCCTCGTTCGCGGCGATACGTCCGTCACTGTCCGTCGTGAGGCGGGACTGAATCGTCGCCAGGGTTCGAGCCTTGGCTTTCGAGGTGATCGATCCGAGCTGCTTATCGTAAGCGCCGGTAAGCGAGTCGATCCATCGGCCGTGGCGGTCGTAGATCGCGCCCAATCGTGCGGTGACGCTCGCCATGGCTTACCACCGGTTGAACGTCGGGAACATCTGGACGCGAGACCAGGGCGTCTGGCCGGGACGAGCCTCGAGGCCGGACAATACCGGGTCTTCGTCAAGCGCGTAGCTGGTCGTATCAAGCGCGATCGGCGCGGCGTTCTGGATATACAGCGGGCCAGTCGCGGCTCCGACGAGCACCTGCCAGCCGGTTGCGATCAAGCTCGAGCAGGCCGGGTACATCGACACGCCGCCAGGCGCGGGGCCTCCGGCCGGAGGTGTCAATCCGGCGATCGATACGCTCAGTTTGTTGTTGGCAGTGACCGTGACGGACACTGTCCGACTAGGCGAGCTTTCCGCATTGCCGCGGTCGTAGGCGCTGGCGTCATAGCTTGCGGCGGTCCAGCAGATCGCGACGCGAAACGTTCCACCGGATGCACCCACGGAAGACACCTGCGTAACGTTCGAACTCGACCACGAGCCGGAGCCGGACCAGAGCTTTGCGCCAGGGCAAGGGAGCGGCGAAAGGACGACGGGAACGCCGCCGCGCTCAATCGCGATCCACAGTGACTCGGCGCGCTTGTTATGCCGGGCGGCTTTCTTCGCATATCGATCGTCTTCAGTCACGCGCCTTTGCGCGCACTGCTCGAAGAACATCGCTAACGCGGCTGCGATTGCCCATTGCTTGATCGTGTTATGCAAGCCCCAGGACAGCGTCTCGTGCAGGACAACCTGCGAAGGATGCACACGCGGGCGGGGTGAGTTTGCGACAGGCCCAAGGTTGAAGACCGCGGCCAGGTGATTCGAGCTGATTCGATCGCCGTAACCGACGCTCATCGCTTCAAGCGCCGTCATCAGGCGCGCGAGACAGGCAGTTGTCGCCTGCTGAATCAGCCCATGATCGCCGTCGAGAGTGATGCCGACGCTCGTAGCAACGTCCTCGACCTCAGGGTCGTAAGCTGCCAGCTCAGCGGTCGTTGTGATGTAGTCGTCGGTGAGCAGCATTCACTCGACAAGTCGTGGCCGTCCGGGCGACTCGTCAAGCTCGGCAAGGGCTTCTTTCACGCGCTCGAATGCCTTAGCTTCGCGGCGTCGGAGGTCGGCTCGTTTCTTGGGGTCGAGCGTAGTGAGGTGAGCGTTGCCGAAAAGCACGTCAGCCCATTCGTTCCAGCGCTTCACGAAGCGCTCGGCGCGAGTGTAATAGTCGAGCTTGTAGCGGGCGTCGTGAATTTCGAGCAGCGGGATTTTCGGCTGGTCCGCGGCGCGCGTGGGGATGGTCAGCAGGAAGAACAACAGCAGCAGCGGCCAGGCGAGATTACTCTTCGAACGGAGCATTCACGATCACGTCAATCATCCGAGGCGGCTCCGGTGAGGATGGCGGCTGGGCTTCATTGCGGACAGCCGACAGGTAATAATCGGCTTTCTCGGCGATCAGGCCAGGGGCGGACTTAGCCACAAATTCGAGCACCACTTCAAGGGCAGCTTTTTGCAGTTGCGTCATGAATTCTTTCCTTCGAGAAGTGTCAGGGGCGAAAGAAAACTCTCACGCCCCTGAAGGTCATCAACAGAAGAACCGAAACGACGGCGGAGGGGGAACGAGTACCGGCTCTTCCATCATGGGAGTTAGCCGTTGTACTCGATCCAGGTCCGGTAGGTGATCGACGGAGTCGTACCACCGAGAGCCTCGATCTTGCAGCGCAGTTCAGCGGAGGTTACCCCGAAGCGAAGGTTCGGGAAGTCGCGCACCGGCCAGCTCTTCCGGAACCAGGTCTCGGCGTCGCCGCCGATGGTGCCTTTGAGGTGCAGGCTAGGTCCGGTTTGAACCGCCGTAAAGTCGTCCACCGTGTCCTGGAACACGATGTTTGCCGACGGCGTGCCAGAGGCAGCCGAGAGGTCCGTTACTTCGATGTGGATGCGTGCGTCGATCAGCGAGCTCGAAGCGATCGCTGTGCCAGCCGAGCCAGCGGGCGTGTAAGCCGCAGTCTTGGTCAGCGCGCCTTCCATTGCGAGGATAGCCATTTTGGTTCGTCTCCTTTGTCTGCTTACTTGCCGCTCTTAGCTGTCGGCTGCTGTTGTACTGCCGGCTGTGCCGGTTGATTCTGCTGCGAAAGAGAAGCAATGATCTGAATGAATTCAGGGGTGATCGCGATGGGCGTTTGGCCTTTCGCTTTCACTTCCTCTTCCTTGATCCGCTTGGACTCGGCGACCATGCGCTCGTCATAAGCCGCGATCTCATCCGCGGTCGCCAGGCGGTATGTGTTCCGCACCAGGCACTCCGCGAACTTCTGTCGCGCCATCTGAACGAGGAAGGCACCGGGCGTTGCGCCGGCCCTTGCGGGCGCGATCGGAACGACGGCGAATGCTTCACCAGGCGGCAATTCGGCCGCGACTGCGTTGACTTGCTGCCAATAGGCGAAGATGCTTTGTCCGGGCTGATACATGGGCTCTCTTTTGCTGTCTTGTTTTTCACCGGGGCTTCAGGTGTGAACCATCTGCCCCGGCTTCAGGGGTAATTTGTTACTGGCTGACGATCGTCTGTCCGTGTGTGGCGCGGAGGATGCCGTAGCCGTACAGCACATCGCAGGTGAACTGCTGTGCCAGGGTGTTCGGATTCCAGCTCATCAGCACGCGGATACCGAGGCCGTTCGCTTCGGCGTATGCCGCAACCACACCCATACCGGGCAGAGGCAGCGGCAACCGGCGCGACACGAGCACGATTGCGTCACGGCTGAAGGCCATGTGGTACGACACGCTCGAGATGCGAGTCACGAGCTGCGAGCGGAGAACGAAGAAGCTCTTCAGCTTGCCGATCTCACCGCTGACGATCGGAGCGCCGGAGCCCATGGTCTGAACTTCCGAGAAGCGGCTGATCTGACGGAGCTTGCCGTACTGCGTTGCGTCCACCACCAGGTACTTCGGAGCCAAGGCCGGAACCTTCGCATTGAAGAGAGCTGTTTCGGCAGAGTCGATCACCGCTTCAGTCAGGTCCGCGTTGGTTGCGCCGAGCTGAGTGTTGTGCGTGAAACCGACATAGGTGCCGAGCAGATCGGTCTCGATCTTCTCCGCGAGGGCGAGAACAGCCGACTGCGCGTAGGTCTGCACCAGATCGGGCGCGGTCAGGATGCGCGTCACATCGGGGATGGTGAAGGTCGCTTCCGCATGTGTCGAGAGGTTGATTGTCGCGTTGCCGAGGTTCGGGTTCTGGGCAGTCACCGAGCCGGTCTCGGCGATGTTTGTCGCCGCCATGCGCGGAGCAATCGGGATGTTGACCGTGTCGCCTGCGCCCTGCACGGTTGCGTCGAAGTCGCGATTGACGAGCTTACCCATCAACAGCGAGTTCTCGAGCGGAGGAAGCACCTGCGCCGCAACGAGCTTCGCAATCGCTTCGGCCACATTTGCTTGCGTGATTTCGTTAGCCATCTATCTCTGTCTCCTTGTTCCGTTGTTCGTTAGCGGTTGAGAGCGGCGAGGATCTGCCGCCCGACTGCGTGCTCGTCTTCTTTGCTCATGCCGGGCTTGATCGTGTCGAGCCCTGGACCCTTCGTTTTGCCGGAGCCGGGATGTGCTCCCGTTCCACCGCCAGCGAGGGGCTTGAGGTTGTAGGCATACTCGCCGTCGAGCATTCCGGCGATCGCGTTTTTCAGAGGGAGGCCGCCGACGGTCAACGTGCCGTCTTCGGCTTTCACGACCTGGGCGAGCACTTCGCGCTGGAAGGTCTCACGCGCCCGGTCGGATACGAAAGTGAATCCTGCGAGATGGGAAGAGACTTCAGCCTGGCGTCGCGCCTGGTCGGCCTGCTCGCGCTCGCGCTGCGCTTCCGTCTTCATCTGGTCGAGCGATCCGCGTAGCGTGGCGAGCTGTTTCCGGCTCTCGACGATCTCGGCTGCAAGCGCGGGCGGGAGCCCTTCGAGGTCCGCATTCTGCCCCTTCGACCCGGCCGGAGGCGGCGGGGGCGGGGGAGGCGGGTCGGCCGGCTTCAGCGCGGCAACTTGCTCGGCGATCGGCTTGAGGGCCGCGGCGATCAGAGCACTGATCGATTCAGCGGTCAGGGCGGGGGGCTGCTGTGCCGGAGGATTGCCGCCGCCAGCATCGCTGCCGGAGGGCACCTGGTCGCACAGAACTTGTCGTAAACCAAATCTCACGCCCTGTCTGTCGTGGGCAGGGGATTAGTTGTCAAGCGGGAGGGAGAGGCGTCAAAAAAATCTTTACTGCGTAGTTGACACCATACCAGTTTTAAGTCATAATGTATTCATGAACGGCGCAACAAACGAAAATTGGGACGTGGCAGCGGCGAGCTACCACACTGTAACGGACGGGCAGGTGCGCTACATCGAGCGCGCCGTCAAGATCAACGGAGCGGGAGCCCTGGTCTGGTCCTGTCCAGGACCGCGGGCGGGAGAGTGGGATGAGACTGCCATGCTCACCGTGCTCGAAGCCCGTCAGATTGCGGACGCACTAGAGCAACCGGAGCCGTGGGATGCTCGCGAACTGAGCGAGGAAGATATCGCCCGGCGCAAGCGAGTCGCCCAGGCGATCCGCAGCAAGTGTGAAGCTTCGAGGTTGGGGTACGTATGACAGACACCCAGCTCACCCTGGCATTGGGACTGCCGAGCCTCATCGCAGCGCTCGGCATCCTGGTCAACGTTGGTTACTTTATCGTCTTGAACCAGCGCATGAGGGACGTTGAGCAGGCGTTACACCAGCTCACCAGCAAGGTTGCCGAGATGGACAACCGAATCGTGCGGATCGAAGACAAGCTCGGCATCGCGCCGCGCTAGAGAGGGGAGAAGGAATGGCTAACAGGTACGTTGTGTTTTGGACCACCGGGCCGATCGAGGCCGAATCTGCGGAGGCCGCCGCGCGTTCCGCATGGTACGACATGCAGAGCGAAGGATCTGACGCCAACGTCTTTGAGGTTGCGCCCGCGGACAGCACGGCAGCGCGGCTCATGACGGATCTGGGGAAACAATACAAGCTCCTCGGGCAGCTAGAGGTTGTTGACCTGTCGGGGCTGGACAACTCCGACGAGACGGCGCGGAAGATTTTCGCGGACTTAACCGGGCGTTGATTCGCCCATCGGGTTGCTGGGGGCTGCCGCGACCCAGCGGCCGGCGCTTCACTGGTGGTGGAGTAGGGTTGCCGTTCAATTCGTAGCGACCCGGCGTTTGGGGAACCTCCAGCACCCCGATGAACGAATCAGCGAGGAGAAAGCATGGACCAGGAAACCAAGACAGCCTTCGCAGATACCAGGGCAGCTATAGAGCAAACCAGGGCCGAAACCAGGGCAGCTATAGAGCAAACCAGGGCCGAAACCAGGGCAGCCTTCGCGAACCTCGAGAAGCTTGTCGAGGACACATTCGAGAGCTTTGGCCGCGAGATGGCCGCCGGATTTAATCGCGTCGAAGCGGCAACCAAGCTTAATTCGTCAATGGTCGTGTCCGGCACCCTGGCGATCGCCGGACTTAAGAAGTGGGCAGCCAAGCGGGATCAGGCCGACAAGCGGCGCGACGCCGAGCTCCGGGAGCTTCGGATGCGCCTGACGAAACTGGAGAGACGGAAGGGGAAATGAGCTCACAGCACGGCAGAGGGGACAAACGATGGACGTAGACACGAGGATCGCGAAGTTAGCAGAGGACCAGGCCAAGACGCAAACCATGTTGGCCGAGATCGTTGACTCGATCAAGAGGCTCGAGCGCATCGCTTTGTCGCACGAGGTTCGAGTGCAGGACGTGGAAGCCACGCTCGCCATGCTCGAGGGAAGGGCTAAGAGGCCGCAGTGATGGAACAGAGACTGGGAGTTAATCCAACCCGCGGGTTTCGCCCGGAGCCTGAGCTATGGAAGGAATTCCAGATTGCGTGCATCCGGGCCGATATCACCCAACAGGACGCGCTGACCGAGGCGATCAAGCTTTGGATAGCTACTCGAGAGAAGAAAAGGGCGGGGAGCGCATGAGCGAACAGAACAAGGACGACGGCCGCTGCCACGCGAGCGTTCGCATCGACAAGGGTGTCTGGAAGCGATTCCAGATCATGTGTATCGAGCTGGACGTAACGATACAGGACGGCTTCACCGATGCGCTACGCCGGTGGGTCGCAGCCAAGCAGGAGGAACAGAAGTAATGCTCTCCATCCAACTCGAGCGCCAGGGCGTCAGTCAGTCGCTTCGCGCCAGCTTCGGCGCGTGCCCTCACGGCCACTCCTGGTATGTGACGCTGCAGGACTGGCAGGGCAAGCGGTGGCTCTGTCAGCTCTATTATCCGAACTGCCCGGAGTGCTTCAATCCGCGGGAGCCGCGGCCTGAGTGGGATCAGGTGTCTAACGAGAGCTACGAAGCGTGGAAGGTTCAGGACACAGCCTGGCGCGGCAGACACCGGGCGGGGCAGACCGCCTGGTCCAATCGCGAGGCATTCCAGAGCTGCGCGTCACTCGATATCGCCAAGGAGCTCACACTGAAGGCGATCGGGAGAATAGCTGGATGCTCGGCCAAGTTTGCGGACAAGGCCGAGGCATACTGCTGCTACACGGATGCGGATTACAGGGCCTACCCGCATCTCGCAGCCGACGTGTTTATCGCGTGCGCCACCTACGACCCGGCGTCCGACACGATCCGACACGAACCGACAGACGCAGTCCTGGTTCAGTTTCCAGGAACGGCGACGATTAAGTACGACACAACGGGGAAGTACCGGCCCCAGATCGAGCGTGCCTATGTTGAGTACGCCAAGGAGCACAACCAGCGGGACGGGGCGACTCGCGCCAAGACCCGGTTTGCGTGGCTGCTCAGCGAATACATCAAGGGCGAACACCCCGGCGAAACGCCGGTTGAGGTCCAGAGAATCGAGCGCCCGGCAGTCGTTTTGTAAGCTTGACAGTTTATTGATATAGTGGCATAGTGTAAACAATGGCAGACAACAGCGAAGTTATCAACCTCCTCACCAACACAAAAGA